CGTGTCCCACAGGTCGAACATGCCGTTGAGTGCATCGCTGACGGTAAACACCAGCGAACCACCTTCGTCGACAATGCACTTCGCCAAAAGAACGTCGTTGCTGTACTCGATCTTCTTGGGGTCAGGTGAACCGTCCGCCTTTTGCGTGGCCTTGCGCCAATCGCGTTGCTCGGATCGTCGTAGTGATTGAATCCGGACAACCGACTCATCATGCAACTCCACGAGTCGGTATCGACGACCACCTTGCGTGCATTTCGTGCGCAGTTGCGCTTTGGTTAGAGTCGGACGCTTTTTTTCCGCTTTGGTTTCTGCTTCTTCTGTCATTTCCCCACTACCTTCAGTTGGTACTTGTTTCGACCGGGATATCCGGTCACTTTCACGGTCCAGCCTACGAGCGGCTGCCACCACAATTTCCACTTGATGCTCTTGCCATATGTCCGGTGAAGATTGGCGACGATCTGCAACCGCCACCACTTCTTCAGCTTCCGCGGCATGCGGTAGGAGCCGCCAGCGGACGTTCCACGAGTGTCGAGGTACGGCAGAAACCCTTTTCGTTTGAAGTTAGTCATGCGAGAGGCATCACTTCGACTCGACCGTGAAGCAAAGCCCGCACAAGTTCACCGTCGCGGATAATCGGCGTCCCGCGCGGCTCGCACTGCATGTACTCAATCCAGCCGTGCACACCGCTTTGACACCTCGTGATCTTGAGACCACTGTGATTCATCAGGTCGCCGTTGAGGTAAACATGCGGTGCCGAATCTCCGTAGCCGAGAACTGGCATCCGCGGGTCGGTCGATTCGCGGGATTGATTCCATTCGTAGTCGTACTCGGGAATGTCGACAGGCGCGACGGCAATAACTGGAAGTCCAGCCACCAATCCAAAAAATGAACGTCGTTTCATGTCATCAACTCCTCAACAAAAAACCGGGCCGAAAGCCGGCTAAGCGCTGACCGCTCAGTGGGGACGAAGCGGCTGGGATCTCTCCCGTGCGTCTTAGCCGGCACACGACCCGGCCTGCAGTCCCCACTGCGTAACGGTCCTACTGGTTCGCTTTTTCGGCCTCGTTGAATTCAACGATGTCTTTCATGCTCATATGCGGCGGAAGTTCTACGTGCGGTGCGTTGCCCGCGTTTCCGTGTTGCCGCTTCACTTCTTCCTCAATCCATACCTTATGCGGATATGTGAACGAATTGATTTCATTCGCCGCCATGAAGCTTGCGCCCGGCTGAATCCCGATATAGCCAACCATCAATCGTTTTTCTTTGTTCCGGTATGCGAGTGATTCACTGTGGACGAAGACTTGGTATTGGTCGAATTCGACCCATCCCGCAATAGATACTTCCGGCGGCGTGACCCACGCGCGATGGCGTACAAGTTTGACTTCTACCGGATCTTGAAATAACGGTTCTTCTGGCATGATTCATTTCCCCACGTATTAAGACGAGGCTGTGCGTGTCGGCCCGGTTCCACCGTCCCACTTAAACTTGAACGTTTTGAGCTGCAGCCCTTCGGTCCCGCTGTCGAAACCAGGCAGCATGGTCACGCTGAAGCAGAACGCCGTTCCGGTAACGCTTTCCGGCACTGACGCTCCGGAGGCAGTCGGACCAGTGACCGTGACGGTTTGGATCACCTTCGTCGGATTGGCGAGCCCGGGGCTGTTCTGATAAACGACCGTGTGCTCTTCGAAGTCCTCCAGCTCACCCGGAAACCATTCCTCTTTCGAGACGCTCCCGAGGTAGGTCTTGCGAAGAATCTTGATTGTCCCGACGACGGGAGTAATGGAGACAATTCGCAGAGACAGCGAGTCCGTGGTGAGTCCCAGGGTTGCGCCTTGTTGTGTATCGACTACGGCTACTGCCATCGGTATCTCTCCTAAGTGCCGCCGGCTTCACTGTGCCCTATGCGCAGGACAATCCGGACAACAAAGTCTTTTTCGTCTGAGGCTGGCTTTCTCTGAAAGGCTTCGTCATCAAAGCCATCGGTGCAAAACACATGGTTAATAGTTGTGCCTGACCACGTGCCGCGCTGGTTTTGGGTATTAACCTTGACCGCTTCCGCCAACGCGTCCGCAGCGGTAAGCGTTGACCCGTAGCAGCGGACGTGAACGACACTAATTCGGAACCCGGAATGACCACGGAGGTGAGTGGCACTTCGTGTCGTTGCTCGCTCGTACGTGATGCGTGGCGTTGTGCCGCCCTGCGCCGAGTTGTGCGGGTGAATGCGCGCGTCGTCAGCGGCACCAACGAGCGCAGTAATCGCACTGACTGATTTCCAGTAAGTGACAAGACCGCCAGTTCGTTCATCAAATAAACCCACACGTCAAAGCCTCACGCTACCGCTAAGCCTGTATTGGTAATGTCGATTCGGAAGTTCGTCGTAGACGTCGCCCACCCGACTTCACAAATCTTGTTTGTGCTTGCCAAATCGGTGTATAGACAAGCCTTGCCGAGCGTTCCCGACAGGTAATAACGAACGCCAGCAGTCCATACCGCATCCGTCGTTACGTCGCCCGCGATTTGAATCTTTGCGTACTGCCCAACTGCGCCACCGTTCACCGCCACACCGACAACGGCCGCTAAAGCCGCCACGCCGTCGCATTCCGCTAGGCTATAAACACCGGTCGCTGATTCGTAAACGAACGCCCCGGCAGTGACCGTTCCGCCGAACGTGCCTTCCTTGTATTGCGGCGAAGAGGTCGAAACGGGGATGATCGCAGTCGCGGTAACAGTGATTACAGCCATCTAACTGGCTCCTCTCTTTGCTTCTTCAACCGCTGCCTTCATTCCGTTCAGCATCGCCGCGTCGCGTTCCGATTCCGTATCTCTGACCGCCGCTTCCAGGTAATGCCGCCCCTCGAAACCAGGATGCTCCCACCCACCGATCGTATGCGGTTCGACGCCATCTTCCAGCAAGTGAGCATGCGCCCCTGCGGGATACTCAGCGCCGACAAGACCAACGATTGTTCCGTTCGGATACTCTTTAACTTTGCTGCTGATCGTTTCGACGAGGTGCTTGCCGTCCTTCCGGTCGGTCGAGCGTGGCACGTAGTCTTCGTAACGCGTCTCCGTCACTTTCAGGCCAGACCGCACGCCTTTCTTCATCGCTGGCATTCGTCCGACCATCGGAAGTCCCGCTAGTTCGCGGTCCATTTGGGCGAATAATGCGTCGTTGATTTCAATCGTGGCTGCCATTACTCATCCACTGCTTTGCAATCGAGCATCAACTTTGGCGTCCGTCCGTCGTAATCGACAGGCCGAACCGAATCGATATTCAGCACCTTTCCAGTGCTTATCCCACCGGTCACATTCAATCGCATCGTCGGTACAACGCCTTCGAGGTAATGGCACTCAAACACAGCCACTATGTGCGGTTGCAGTTGCCTGCCTCGAAACGTTTCGCCTCCGCTAACAATCGTTAGGTCTCCAGGAACGTCCTTCACAAACGGTTCACCCGTGTACACAGGTTGGGGGTTATCACCCGTCCTGCTGTCCTGCTGGATGTCCACCAAGTCTCTGTACCGTCCTGACATCAGTAGGCGTGCTCCAACTCTCGACCGCCGTATTTCGTGAACTCGTCACCGACTCGGTAGTGCTCCAGGATGTTGTCGCAGGCATCCTTCTTTTCTTTTTTGTTCCCGTCAAACTGCCATTCGATGTGAAACAGCATCGCCGCTTTCAACTCTTCCGGCACCGCTGTTGCCGCGCCATACCCTGCTGTCAATCTCACCTTCACCGCGTCGGGCTGACTCCGCGGAGTCGGGTACGCATCTCCGTAAGCTGGTCGGATAACCGCCGGTTCCCGGCTTGTGCTGACCACGTAGTCACTGCTGGACCACGTTTGCGTTGTCCCTGCTGAGTCGACATAGGTAATTACCACAGACTGAAGCGGAGGCAGAGGGACGTAGATCGGTTCGTATGCACATGGGAACCGGTCCATGTAGTAATCCCAAACTGCCGTGCAAATCTGTCGTCCAGTTTCGTGTTCGGCGTATCTCCGTGCCGCAACAATCAGTCTCAACAAATGTTCGTCGTGGTTCGTCTGACTCAACGGAAGCTCGACTTGCTTCTTCGCTTCCAATACCGTCACCGGTTCCTCTGTTGGCGCCGTGACGAGCGTTAGCCCGTAATTCAGTGCCATCAGCCCACCGTGATGTGAAAGGTTCCTGTCTTGGTGTCTCCACCGCTCGCGATAACGATCTTCACTCGCTCATCCACGAGGACGTAATAGTCTTCTGCTGGCTCTCCACCAGCCGCGAATAGCGAAGCAGCGCCGGCGTTGTCATGAGTTGGTTGCCGCGGTGCTCGCTGTGCGGATGCGTTCACGTTTGTTTCCGTCCACAGTCCCTGACCGGTCGTCTCGCCCGTGATCGTGAAATCAACTCCGTCCGTAAAATTTCCACTGACCGGCTTCACGTACTGAATCGAAAGCACGCGACCACGAACCGGATTCGTCGTGTACGCTGTGGCCGAACCGTCAGCTATCGTTGTTACCGTGACCGTGTGTCGAACTGGAAACATTTTTAGTAACCGAATAGCTCGATCAGGAACTTGCCTGCCGTGTAAGCGGCGGCAGTGCCAGCCGCGCCGCCAAGCAGGTAGAGGTACTGGTTAGCAACTGGAACATCTGTATTGCCACGCGTTGTGGTAGCTGCCCACGCGCCGCCAGCAGTGATCAGTGCGACTTCGCCAGTAGCCGCAGAAATGGCACTGACGAACGCGAGCGTACTCTCGTCAGCCGAATACAGGTCGATGTCCGTCACGCCGCCAGCTGGAGCCTCTAAGCACGTCATTCGGATGCCGTACACGGTTCCGTTCTGTGCCGCAGTAATCTGCCCGATGTGACACCCGCCACCAGCCACGCCGATCACATCCAGATCGGTCGTCGAGGACGCCGTACCAGTGAGGTCAATGAGGATTCGGGTGATGAACAAGTCGCCGACTTTTTGGATGCTGCTCTTGTAAACCGCGCCAACGCCGGCAGTGAATCCGACCCCGGCGCCGCTGGCGATACTTTGAGCCGCAGCTAAGTTCGCGAGTTCGGTTGCACTCACTGCCGCTCCACTTTCGTCGGCGTATATGCTGCTGCCGTTCAGATGGATATTCCCATCCTGGTCTCGGTAACTGCGGTTCGGTGCATGTCCCGCTTCTGTGGTCGCCATCAGTAATTCTCCAATTCGTTACGAAGCGGCCTGCAACGTTGCCACGACATCCGCCGGTTGAGTAACTGGCAAACTCTTGGGTCGACCTTTGATCGTGATGATCGCGTTGATCTCGTGGCTTTCAGCGGTGCACGTGATCGACAGGAATACGTACCGCTTGCTGATCGACGAATGGGCAACGGTGATGGCAAGAATCTTGTTGTCCAAGTTGGCAGTGTCTTCGGTGATTCGCAGCGCGCCACTGACGATGGTTGCTCCTGTGCCAGTAACCACCGTTCCGGTAATGCTGGTTGGCGTCGGTGAACTGGTGCTGCTGGCGGTATTTTCCTTCACGGTGTAAGTCATTACCGCCGCTGCGTCGACATCTCCATGAAGAATTAGAAACGTGATTTCGTCGTACCCGCTCATGTCCTCGACGGCCGTAAGAACTTCGGCAGTTCCGTCAGCAACGAGGGTTTTTCCGAGAGAAATACAATTGCGTTCGATAAATGTGTCGGCCATTTAACGGGGCCTCCTACTTTTTGTCGTTGGTGTCGGGATACGTGGCCAAGCCTCGCTCGATATAGCGCTCCGCTTCGTCTTTCGGCATGTCCACAACTTGGCCAGCCGCTTGCGAGAAGACGCCCGTGAATCGCCCGTGAGGTAAACCGGGGCTCACTTTTCCGTCATAGCTGTGGCCGCAACGGGCCGATGTCAATTTCACTTTCATGGTCTGCACATCTCACCTTTAGGCGGCTTGGGTAAGCTTCTTTACTGGGTGATCACCAGCGTCCAACAAATTCCCGTCTCCGCGAACGATCGCGAGGAAGCCGGTTTGGTTCGTGTCCGCGAATCGCTCGT